GACGCAAAAGAAAGAAGTAGAAAAAGAAAAAGCAAAAGTATATCAGCCTAGTATACAAGAACGTATTAGAGATCAAGTTAACCTACAATCAGAAGCTATTGAAGAATGGCTAGATGGGTGGATCTCAGACCCAAAGTCGTTTGACCCTAAAGGGTTTAATTTTAAAGAACACTTTCAAAATTTTGGTGTGACACAAGCTCATGCACGTAAGATTTCTAGTTACTATGACGGTGAGGTGGAAGAGTATACAGAACTACTAAACTATCCTAGCAAAGCAAAGATTAGTAAGATGGACGAACATGCCCAGGATATGCTAGAGCAATTAAAAGAAGCATATGCACATCTCAGTAAAGACGATGTAAAAAGAATACTCGAAGCACTAGGAAATATACAGATGGCTTGTCAACTTGTAGTTGATACAAGTAAAGCAACACGTAAAACTAGAAAACGTAAGCCTAAGAGTGCTGAGAAACTAGTTGAGAAGTTAAAATATTGTAAGGTAGATAATAAGAACAGCCTTGCAAGTATCAATCCTGTAGACATTATCTATGCAAATGAGCTATGGGTGTTTAATGTAAAGACACGTAAAATAGGAAAATATGTTGCAAGTAATATTGATCCGCAAGGACAACAACGTGAAGGTAGTGGACTTAGTGTTAAAGGTACTACTATTATAGGTTTTAATGAAAAAGAAAGTGTACAAAAGACACTGCGTAAGCCAGATGAAAAAATTAAAGAGTTCAAAGAAGCTGGTAAAGTCAAATTACGTACATTCTTAGAAGATATCAATGCTGTAGATATTAAACTAAATGGTAGGATTAATACGGATACTATACTTCTCAAGGTAAGTTGATAAATACTTACATGAGCCAGATAGACAATATTAGACAAGGTCTCGCACGTCTTGCATCGACGGTTGAGACAATAGCAAACACACAAGCCGCAGAAATGCCAGCCGCGACTGTAAACAGTATTAGCGGTAATGCAATACATGGTGGCAAAATTACACTTCTAAGAAGCACAGGTGTTAAGGATAATGCTACAAGAACTAGTTTGCTTGTAGACGATGATCTAATAACAGTTGGCAACATTGATACAGATAACCTCATTGGAGATATTGACGTAAGTGGTGCACTAAATGTGCAAGGAAAACTTACTGTTGGCAATTTACACGTTGAAGAAATGTCTTCAACACAAAAGGTTACACAAAATATTGATTTCCATGCTCAAGGTGGCAATCTTGATATGATGGGTATGCAATGGAGAAAAGAAGGCGAAGCGACTAAACAAATTATATGGCGCGGAGATAGATTTTACATTAGTAATACAATTGATTTGCACAGAAATGCAGTAATTGAGATAGATAATATTCCTGTTCTTAGTGCAGAAAAATTAGGTGTTACAATTAAACATAGCGAATTAGAAACTGTTGGTACTTTAAATAATTTACGTACTACAGGCAATTTAACAATAGACGACTTTATTACATATGATAGTGGTACAATGCGTTTAGGTATTGGATCTGAAGTTGCAAATGCACAACTTAGTGTATCTAGTAGCGAAGCAGAATTTGTAGTTGATCCTGACTTTGATCATGTTAGAGTAGGTGCATATACTACAAGCAAAATGAGTTTGATTACTGACAATAAAGAACGTATTGTTTTGAAAGAACAAGGCGGAGTCGAAGTAAAAGGCACATTAGGTATTAAAGTTCAATATCCAGGTGATGATGTAGATTTACAAGTAGCAGGTGCTATTAGATTTGCAGATAAAAAATTAGCAGTAGGAAATGAAATGCCTACTACAGGTAATAACAATAAAGGTGATATTGTTTATGATATCAATCCTCAACCAGACGGTTGGATGGGTTGGGTATGTGTTGAGGCTGGCATGCCAGGCACATGGAAAAGATTTGGAAAGATAGAAGCATGACAGCATTAGTAAATATAAGTCCAGATAACGTTCTTGCAATTAGAGAAGGACTAAACGATTTAGGTAACGCACTTCTATCAATCAACGCAATCGCAGGAGATGATACAACATCAAGACTTGTTATCGACAGCGACGGCATCCTTAAAGTACAAGGTAATACAGATACTGTATTTGAAGGCAGTGTAGGTATTGGGGTATCAGCAGTAACAAACGGCGTATCCCTGGAAACTAACGGTCCAGTTAGGTTTCAAAATAAAAGACTAGAAGTTGGTGACGGTATCCCAACTATTGGACTTTACAATCAAGGTGATATTGTATGGCACGATGCACCTGCACCCGGCGGCAATTTAGGTTGGATATGTGTTCGAACAGGTTCCCCAGGTGAGTGGCGATCGTTCGGAACAATTTCTGGTTAAGTTCCAATTTAATCAACAGAAAACGTTCATAAATATTATGCAGTGTAAACTGGAGTTTGCATTGTTTTCAACCAAATAGAGGCAAAAATAAATGATAGTAGATCAAAAAAAAATTGACAAAATAGAGGCTCAGGTACAACTCTGGGATATGTTCGCACGGGTCGTGCCAATTATATTTCTAGTGTTTGCATTAGGATTAGTATGTTTAGGCATTATAGATTGGAAAGAGGCATTTTATGCGGCACTGGCAGTGTTTGCTGTAACAGCAGTAACTTGGTGGTTCTGGACAATTTACACTATAAGACTCTTAGTACGAACACTACATAGAGCAAGTAAAAATTTAGGCGAAGTAAGAGAAGAGTTTAAAACAATAGCAAAAGAAGTACAAGACACCAAACCTACTAAATAAATTTATGTTAGTAATTGGAAACGGTGTCAGCCGTAAAGGACTTCCCCTCGATAAAGTCTATCAAGAAAAGGTAGGCTGTAATGCAATATTTAGAGATCATTATGTACAACACTTAGTTTGTTGTGATAAACGTATGGTTAAACAAGCATTACCACATCACGATACTATATACACAAGACAACGTTGGAACAAAGAATTAGGTGTATTAGCATTGCCTGACTTAGTAGAAAAAGGAACAGAAAGAATGGACGATCCTTTTCATTGGGGTAGTGGACCATATGCAGTTCTATTAGGATCAACATTAGATGACAAAATTAATTTGCTAGGATTTGATCTTTATAGCACAGATAACAAAGTTAATAACATGTATAAAGGCACAGAAGGATACAATAGTGCAGACTCACATGCAGTTGATCACAGTTATTGGATATATCAAATAGCCAAAGTATTTGAATGGTTTCCTAATAAAACATTTAGAATATACAATCAAAAGGATTGGAACATGCCAAAAGAGTGGAATTTGGCTAACGTTTCACTTGACATTATAGATAATTTATAGTATAATAAGTACATTAACATCACAGAGGACTTTATGCGTCGACCCTCTTTAAATACTCCGCCGTTTAATATAGGAGACAAATATGAGTTATTATAGTACAAAAACATACGGACACAACATCGGACTATCAGCAGTGTTCCGTCAACCCAATGCAGATCATTCGCATTGTCATTTACTACATGGTTATAGTTTACAATTCAAATTTACATTTGGTTGTGAACAATTAGATAATAAAAACTGGGCAGTTGACTTTGGCGGACTAAAGCCGTTGAAAGCATGGCTTGAAGATAATTTCGATCATAAGACTTGTGTGGATATAGCAGATCCTATGAAGGATGATCTACTTTTACTTGAAACAAAAGGACTTGCAGAGATTAGACAGTTTGACGGTGTAGGTGCAGAGAAGTTTGCAGAACATGCATGGCGCTTTGCAGACAAACTTGTGCGTGAAGCAACAGACAATCGTTGTTATTGTGTAAGTGTTGAGTGTGCAGAACACGGTGCAAATTCAGCAATCTACGAGGCTTAGAAATTGGCAAAGGTTGATAAAAGCCAATATACTAAAGCACAATGGAATATTGTTCGTGCGGCGAGGCGAGCAGAAAAAGATCAACGACGAGCTGAAAAAGCAAAAGAAAAATTAGCAAAAAGTATTCCCCCGGTTGAGGCCGTAATACCTCCGCAAGAGCCAATGGTAAGCTCTTTACCTAAGCAAACTAATGTAAAAAATTATGTAGTTTGTTTAAAACATGGCAGTAAGTATTCATCAGAGTATGTCAATAAGTTATACAATATGTGCAAAAGGCATTTAACAATTCCTTATGAGTTTGTGTGCTTTACCGACGACCTACGTGGTATAGATAGTAATATCAAAACTATTACACTTCAACAAATTGGGGTATCAGGTTGGTGGTATAAACCTATGTTTTTTGACAAGAACTTTCCTCTCGATGGTACTTTACTGTACATGGATTTAGATATTGTTATATGCGGAAATATAGATCATTTGTTTACATACAATCCAGACAAGTTTTGTATTATAAGAGATTTTAATAGATCGTTACGTAATGACTGGAATAGAATGAACAGTAGTATATTTAGGTTGAAGTCTTGTTCTATGGGTTATGTCTATGACGAATTTATGAAAGACCATAGTGTCAATATGCATAGATTTCATGGAGACCAAGATTGGATTTATGAAATGGTAAATCCTAATAAAGACGAATGGTCGTTTTGGCCAGACGAATGGATCTTAAGTTACAAATGGGAGATGCGTGATAGGAATGATTTACACAAATTACACAATCAACCTCGTAACTTTAGAGAAAAGAAAGATCCTAAAGTACTACCGAAGACATGTGTAGCAGTATTTCACGGTGAACCACACCCACACCAATGCGAAGATAATTGGGTAATAGAGAACTGGCGATGAAAAAATTTATATTTGATGTAGACGGAACACTAACTCCAAGTAGAGAAAGAATAGACAAAGAATTTGAAGAATGGTTTTTGGACTTTTGCATGTGGCATGATGTATATCTTGTGACAGGTAGTGATAACCCTAAAACTATAGAGCAAGTAGGAGAATCAATCGGCAATGCATGTAAAAAACTTTACAACTGTTCAGGAAGTGATGTCTATGAACAAGGAAAAAATACTTACACTAGCAACTGGGAACTACCTAGGGAAACTAGAATTTGGTTAGAAGAAATGTTAGAGCAAAGCGACTTTGTGTTACGGACAGGTTTACACATAGAAGAACGTCCTGGTATGGTAAACTTTAGTGTTGTAGGACGTAACGCTACAATGGGTGAACGTAAATTATATGTAGAATACGAAGAAGGCTTTAAAGAAAGAGAAGCCATTGCAAAAGAATTTGAAAGACGTTTTCCAGAGCTACAAGCAAAAGTAGGCGGAGAAACAGGAATTGATATTTTTCCTTTAGGAAGTGATAAAAGTCAGATACTTAGAGATTTTGATCCTAGCGATGAGCTACACTTTTTTGGAGATGCAATGCATCCTGCCGGAAACGACTATCCTTTAAAGAAAATAATACTTGACAATGACTTGGGAATCTGTTACAATGTAAAGGATTATGAACACACATGGGAACTATTAAAACAATATGACTAAACGTATAGGTTTTGCTTGCAAATACATGCATCCAGATCAAACGCAGAAGAAGAAACTGCTAGAAGAAATTCAACGACCGCTAAATACTCGTAGCACAACAGTTCAGTGGCTAAACAGACAAACACGTGAAGTTGCTGAAGAAAGGTTGTGGGAACTAATGGTTCATAACATTCAGTCTTATATGAACCTTATTACCTATGTTGGAGGACTACCACATGAGCTTAGAATGGTTAGATTGGGTAGCGATGTACTTCCTGTTTATACCGAGCCTACTTGGTGTTATTTTTGGCGCAAGCCTGATGTTATTTCGTACTGCGAAAAAAACTTCGCGAACGTCGGCAAACAGGCAAGAGCCCTCGATGTCCGATTATCGATGCACCCAGGCCAATTTACTGTACTTGCAAGCGACAACGAAGAAATAGTTGAGAGGAGCATAGAAGAATTTGAATATCACACCAATGTCATCAGGTGGATGGGATACGGGCGTACCTTCCAAGACTTTAAATGCAACGTCCATATATCCGGTAGGCAAGGTCCAGCCGGTATCAAACACGCAGTTAACACAAGACTTTCTCCGGAGGCGAGAAACACAATCACGATCGAGAACGATGAAAACAAATGGGGAATCGACGCTAGTTTGGAACTCGTCGATACCTGTGCATTGGTACTCGACATACACCATCACTGGTGCCGTGAAGGTGAATATATACATCCAACCGACGATAGATTTGCTCGCGTAATAGATTCATGGCGTGGTGTACGTCCAGCAATACATTATTCATACAGTCGTGACGAACATCTACCTGCAGGCTTTGCACACGACACTATGCCTGATATGCCAGTACTATTAGAGTCAGGCTACAAGAAAGCAAAATTAAGAGCCCATAGTGATTACTATCCTAACGACAAAGTTAATGATTGGGCTTTATCATTTTTAGATTATGCAGATATTATGTGCGAGTCTAAATGCAAAAACCTAGCCAGTATTGCACTACATAAATACTTAACCAAAGGAGATATATGGCAGGACAAAGAGGACCAGCAGGCAAACAAAAACCAAAAAACTATAAAAGAGCTATTGACGGCGTAGAAATTAAACCGTCAATGTATTATGGTGCTAAAGGTAAAATGCTATGTGGATCGGTAAACGGCGAAATGGTGGTTGATGAAAATGGTCAACCTATACCTTTTGCTTCTATCAAACATACAGAAATCTTAGGAGGATAATATGAAAAATTGGATTAAAGCAAGAATGGAAGAGCGTACATCAATTGATGGTGCGGCTCTTATTGCATTGGGAGTAATAGTCCTTATTGCAGGACCATTTGCAAAGATTGCGGCATATGCGGCTATTGCATACGGTGCATGGACTATTTGGAAAAAAGAAGACTAAATCTCGTCAATTCTTATATCAGATCCTGCTGGTAAATTTAATAATTTACGCTGTTCAACGCCTTTACGTTGGGCAAAACGCTTAGGATCACAATTAGGGCAAACGTGGACGTAGAAGTTATCTAAACGCTTCGGATCTACTTTGCCCTTTTCTCTCTTAAATTCCTCTTTACAATCATCACACTGAAAAATTGCATAACTACGTATACGCTTGTAAGGGTGATTCTTTCCGGTTTTACTTTTACGAACGTAAAAGCGTATTTCTTTTTCAATTCTTTTGAACATAACAGTATTTATTTACATTCGGATTATAAAAGTTTACATAAATACATAGGAGTAAGACAATGAGTGTAGTATTTTTAACAGAATCAGCGAAAGAACACATGAGCCAAATGCTTGAAGAACACCAAAGAAATGCAGTAAAACTAGCACTTCAAGGTGGCGGTTGTGCTGGATTCAAGTACGATTGGACGTTAGAAGACGCACCTGGAAAAGACGACGAAGTAATTGATCTACCAAATGGTAAGTTTTTAATCGATAGTATGAGTATTATGTACTTAATAGGCTCAACAGTTGATTATAAAAAAGAGGTATTTGGATCATACTTTGATATTAGAAACCCTGCAAGCACAAGTAGTTGTGGTTGTGGTGAAAGCGTAGGATTTTAAAAAATGGCAAATCAAGAAATTTACTTAGGTGTTGAGGGTAATGACGGTACAGGTGATAGTATCCGCGAAGCATTCCGTAAAGCAAACGAAAACTTCACAGAACTATATGCTGTATTTGGACAAGGTGGTACAATTAGTTTTACCGCACTTAATGACACGCCGTCAGCAATAACACCAGCAGGCGTATTAATTGGTAACACAACAGGTACTGAAATCTTAGCAAAAACACTTTCTGCGGGTACAGGTATTAACATTGATAATTCAAGTGACTCAAATATTACAATTACCAACACAGGTGCAAATATTAACGCTGATACAAGTCCGATACTAGGTGGACCTTTAAGCGGTAACCAAGTTTATGCAATTGGTAAAATTGCTACATCACCTCAAGCTATTGCTGAATTTAACACTACACATGGTAGTGCAATTACAATTAACGACATTGTTACAGATAAGAAATTTCAAGATCAATACTATGCACCAAATACAACCTTTGAGCCAACAAAGCCAGTATACGCTAGAGCAGAACCTGCAAACGCAGGCGAATATACAAAAACTATTGCAGAATATAGAAGTGGTAACCTTGTAATATCAGATCATGGTTTTGATTATAGCATCAATGGTACTAAATGGAAGTACACAACTACAGGCACACCACCAAATGGATTATCTAATAACACAGATTATTATTTAAGATTTGTAAACGAAGATCAATTAAGTTTACACACTACAAAAACTTTAGCTCAAGATAACAACGATACCACTCGTATTAAGATAAACATTGCATTAGGCACTCAGACATCAGTTAGCGGAGTAGACAATATTTCAGATACTGCTTATGAAAGTTCATACTACGGATTTTATAAGACAGACGAGACATTACCAAGAAGTGCAACTGTAAGACGTCAAGGTGATGATATGACTGGTGCTTTATACTTGCATGATCATCCAGGTGACTTAGCAGGTGTTAACTCTGGCGATATTAAAGATAAACAAGCGGCAACAAAATTATATGTAGACAATAATAGTTACAGTTCAACTGAAGATTTATTTGTAACTAAACAAGGTGACGATTCGCAGTTACGTACTCCAGTAGGACTTGAAGGTCGTGGTTTAGGATATGCATTTGGAAGTTTAAAGGCGGCGTTATTAAAAGCAGAAGAAGTTATTGAAAGTGCTCCTATTGAACCAGGTGCGTATAAACAAACAATTACTTATGATAATGGTAAAGGTATATCGTTAGTAACATCAGTAGGAGCATCATCACAAAATACTGCGGCCTACCATGCACAAACTTATCTAAGAGAAAACAAAAGATTTATTCAAAAAGCAGTTTTAGATTATGTAGATGATACATTTCCTTTACTTGCATACGATTCAACAAGTGTACAGAATCCAAATGCAGAAGCAATTATAGTACGTAACAAAAAGTTTATCCAAGAAGAAGTTACATACTGGATTAACCATAATGTAGGAAACGCAGGTGGTTCTGGTATTTGGCAAAACTTTGATTACAGTAGTGCAAAATGTAAGCGTGATGTAGGTTATATTGTCGATGCTTGGATTAACGATTTAGGAAAAGGCGGTAATTTAGAAACACGTAAAATGGCCGCAAGTTATCTAGCAGGAAATCAAAATGCTGTAGGACCAACAGGCGTAGGCTTAGGTACCCCTGACCAGATACAACAAACTAATCAGGCTATCGAATTTGCAAAAACACTTGTTCAAACTTATGTATTAGCAAATAATCCATATACATCTAAACAAGGAACATTTGTTGTAGATGATCAAAACCTATCAGCAAACAGTTTTCAATTTTACATTGGTAGAAGTAGCTACGCAAACACATATGTAAGTGGCGGTGTAGTAACTAAATCAGATAATAGTACATTAGCTGTTAGTAACTTTGTTTACAATGAAGCCACTGGTATAGCAACATTGACTACTACAACCAATCACGGATTATCTGCAACCAATGTTGTAACAATTTCAGGAATTACTGTAAGTTGCACATATGAAGGTTCAGTAACAAATAAAATTTATCCAGAAAGTTTCCCACAGGATATTACTACACTTGCATGTGAATCAGGTACAGGAGTAAGTGATGTCGTAAATAGAGCAAATACTCTAACAACAACTATAACAGATGTTATAACAAACGGATTAAATTCATTAGCGGCGCCAGAAAAACCAGTTAAGTCTGATAATACTTGTGAAAGAGATGTAGGACTTATTATTGATGGAATGATAATTGACATTGGTAATGGTACAAATTCTAACTTTAACGCAATACAGGCCGCAACACGTTATTTCTCAACTAGTTCAGGTGCTAGAGCACGTATATCACAAGGAGCAGAAACTAGAGCGGCTGTAACAAGAGCAAAAGCTATTGTGAACAGTGTTGTACAAAATATTGACTTGCTTACATTAAGTAAAAGATTTGCAGTAGAGTCAGCTAATCTTACATCAAATACATTTCAAGTTCCTGTAGGAGCCAATCCTTATTCACACACTTATATAAGTGGTGGTACAGTTGAATATGGTGGAAACACTTTTAACATTAGCCAGTTCAATTACAACCATACAACAGGTAAAGGTGTAATTACAACAACTACTGCACACGGATTAGGTGCAGGTGATGTAGTTGTCCTTGATAACATTTTATTTGAATGTGAATTTGGACAAAAAGTTTATCCATCAGATTATACAACTTTAATTCCACAGTACTTTGATACAACCATAAACGACGTAAGCACACAAATTAAAGATGCTTTGAATGCAAAGTTTGATATCATTTTAGATATATTACAAAACGGATTCCAAGCAAGAAATAATTACACACTAGTTGAAGGTAGTACTTTCTCAGTTGAATTTAGTAACGGAACTGGTAATGATAGTACTGACCAAGGTATTAATACTAACGTTGATATCCTACCAGGTAAAATACTTGTTGGTAAAAATTCAGGTGCTAGAGGACGTATTGTAAAATATACAAGTGGTGTAGATTTAGGTGGAGTTGCATACGACAGGGCAGAAGTTGTATTAGTAGAACCAAGAGAATTTAGAATTGGTGAAGAATTAGAATACGGTAATGGAACAAAAGAAAAGCAAATTACTGTACACGTAGAAACAGGTATTTACTTTGAAGACTATCCATTAAAAGTTCCTGCAAACGTTTCAATTAAAGGTTCAGACTTTAGACGTTGTCAAATTAGACCAGCTCCGAGGATTTCACAATCACCTTGGGCTAATACATATTTCTTTAGAGATAAGTTATTAGACAATCTTAAAATTACAGATTATACAGGCTCTGACTTAGCGACTGCACAAGCTATTACAATGACAGGTTCCAATAGTGTAGGCGGAGTTATTACAGTAACTCCAGCAGATAATATTGCACCTACAGCATGGGATGGTGCTTGGTTCTACACAGACAATGGAGCAGTAGGACTAATCAGTAACTTAGACGGTGGTAGTAGTTTTGACGTTACACTAACAACAGACATACTTCCAAATCTAAGCGGAATCGCAAGTGGTGCTTGGCACATCAAACAAACAAGGAACTATGGTTATCATTACTTAACAGATCCGTCAGACCCTACAAGTACTCCAAAAACAAACGATCAAATGGATGTGTTCTTAATGAACGATGCTACAAGATTAGCAAATATGTCGTTTCAAGGACATGGAGGATTTGCACAGGTACTTGATCCAGCAGGACAAGTTCTTATTAAATCACCATACACACAGGTTTGTGGATCGTTCTCAAGAAGTACAAACAAACAAGGCTTCAAAGGTGGTATGTACATTGATGGTTTTGCAGGTAACTTAGAAACTAAAATAATTAGTAAAGACGATAACTTTACACTAAATGTACAATCAGATGCAGGTACTGGTTTAAGAATTAGAAAACCTCAGACACCTGCACCATTCTTTATAAATGGTATACGTTACCAGGTTGATGCTGTTTCACAATATGACGGAGGAACAGGTACAGCAAAACTATTAATTAATAAACTTTCAAATGAAGGTAATGGTTATACAGATACAACTTTCCCACAAGAAATTTATGTGCAAACTGCGGGTAACAGAAGTATGTTGGCAAACGACTATACTCAGGTTAACGATTTAGGTTACGGATTGTTCTGTAACAATGCGGCACTATCAGAGCAAGTTTCAACATTTACTTACTACAACCATACAGCATTCTTTAGTAACAACGGTTCAGAGATTAGAGCTCTTAACTGTTCTAACGCAAATGGTAACTTTGGTTTAGTTGCGGCAGGATCTGATCCAAACGAGACTGTTGACGATATTCTAACATTAAGGAATATGCAACAGCCTGGTAAAGTATTTAATGACCCTAGTAACACTTATGGTTTTGGCACATTCTCACATGATGCAGGAGCGTTCAGTATATTTGTTTATGATACTGATTATATGCCTTATCCAAACAGTTTAATTGACATTTATACAACAACAGGTGTAACTACATACGAAGTAACAGCTACAAGTATTGTAGCAGTACCAACAAGTAACATTGGAGGCTATACAGGTGCTACTGGTCCTACAGGACGTAAAGGCGCAAATAGACCTATATATAGATTAAGTGTTTCAGGTAGTACTGGTTTAGAAGCGGCTATTACAGGTGCACACAATCCTACACCAGCAAGTGATACAAGTGCATACGCTGTTCTTAGAATGAACAAAAACCACTTGTTAGATGACTTGAACGGTGTTACAGCAACAAGACCTTCAACAGCATTAGTTTATGCTGAAAATCCAAATCAAGTTTATAGAACAATTAGTTTTAATAACCAAGATGCAGATGGTTCAGCATTAGCATCAGATAGATTCCAAGTTGTTTTAGATTCACCATTTAGCCACTTAAATTTAACACTTAGAGATACAGAAGCGGCATTGAATACATATGCTGGCACAGGTACTACAATGGGTGCTACAGTAGGTGACGTTGTAATTGCTATTGATGAATTGACAGCAACGCAACAAGCACGTATCAACAATAACGATATGATCTTTTCACATGCTGGTAAAACTCATATTGTTACAAACTATACACAGAGAACAGGTTACGCTACAGTTCAAATAACAGATTTAGCGGCTTCAAACATTAATAGTAATGCAACATTATATACTGGTTCAGGACTAGGGGCAGACTTGAGATTTAGTCCTTCGGCAACAAGAACTATTCCACTATCATTACAAGATAACGAAGCTGGTACAATTACAGTTGGTATTTCAACATTAAGAGCTAATGGACACGACTTTGATAAAATTGGTACTGGTGGATTTAACACTACAAACTATCCAAGTATTATTTACGGACAGCCAACTATAAGTGCAAACCAAGATGCAGAAGTTAACGAACGTGGTAAAGGTAGAGTGTTCTTTGCAAGTACAGACCAAGATGGTTTCTTCCGTGTTGGTAAGTTCTTTAGTGTAGACCAAGGAACAGGTACAGTTACATTTGCGGCTTCAATTGCTATTAGTAATTTAGACGGACTAGGATTTAGACAAGGTGTGAGAATCCAAGAATTTAGTAATGATGATACTATGGCAGATGGTGATCCGGCGGCAGTACCTACAGAATTTGCTGTAGAGAAATTTGTAGAGAAAAGATTACACTTTGATAGAGATGGCGTATTAATTACAACTGGTACAATTGGTCCAGGTGCAATAGCAAGAGATGGTACAACACCAATTACAGGAAATATTAATGCTGGAAGTAATAAGATTTACAACCACAGTGATCCAACTAACGCACAAGATGTAACTACAAAATCATATGTAGACAACAGAACACCATTTGGTGATGAAGCTATTGGTTTAACAAAAGGCAATAGAGCAAACAGCGATATTTTAATGTATGATGGCACTAATTACGACAACCACACTGTTACAGGTGACGTTGTGTTTACAAGTAACGGAAGTAATGTTGCAACAGCCGCGATTAGTGCAGGAGTTATTGTAAATGGAGATGTAAATGCAAGTGCAGGAATAACACAAAGTAAACTTGCAATGCAAGCGGCAAGTACAAGAGCTAACGCATCAGGTATTGCACAAGCAGACTTAGGACTAGCGTCATTCGATGATGATGACTTTGATGTCACTGATGGCTGGGTTACACTTAAAGCAAATAGTGTTGATTTTGCGGACTTACCTAGTGTTGCACAGAATACAGTGTTTGGTAGAACAACAGCAGGTGCAGGTGATATAAGTGCAATTACTTTTGCAGATGTTGTAAACACAGGTGGTTCATTCACTACAACAGCAGTAGCAGATAGAATACTTAAAACAGGTGCTGATGGTAGTATTGATGCACAAAAATATAAATTAGATAACTATGAGATCTTAGACCAAACTAACTTAACAATGACAATGAAAACACCAGGTGGTGCTACAGTCTTTGATACAGTTGGTACTGTTCCAAGTAACACAACAACAACGTTTCCAGGTTCAATACAAATAGGTAACACAAGTGTTACAGCATCTTTCTTCCAACAGAATAGTAGTTATGGTGATCCAACTGATGCAACACAGAATAGTAGTAGACTTGCTAGTGATTGGTTGTATGGTTCATTTATAGAAGCACCAGGAGAAAAAGGCACATCAAGTACAGGTATTGGTATTGGTGCAGGCACAGGATTTAGTAGTGCAGGAGAAGTTGCTATTGTTGCTAACAATAATACAGCGGCAGTAATATTCAAGCAAGCGGCTATGACACCATCTAGTAATGGTGGATATGATATTGGTACAACTGTTTTAAAATTTGGTACATTCCATGGTAGTGCAACATCAGCACAATATGCTGACTTAGCAGAGAATTATCTAGCAGATGCTATGTATGATCCAGGAACTGTATTAGTATTTGGTGGTGAACAAGAACTAACAACTACAATGTCTAAAGGTGATAGAAAAGTTGCTGGTGTTGTTTCAGAGAATCCAGCACACTTAATGAACAGCGATTTACAAGGCGACTTTGTTACAGCATTAGCATTACAAGGACGTACAACTTGTAAAGTAATAGGTGCTGTTGAAAAAGGTGATATAATTGTTTCAAGTGCAATTCCAGGTTACGCCATGGTAGATAATAATCCGAATGTAGGAACTGTAATAGGTAAAGCAGTAGGATCTAAAGACGGAGACGAACAAGGGTTCGTTGAAGTAGTGGTAGGGAGAGTGTAATGGCTATTCAAACAATTAATATAGGATCAAGTGCTAATAAAGGAGACGGTGATCCATTAAGAACAGCGTTTACAAAAATTAATGCTAACTTTGCAGAGCTTGCTGTTACTAATAAAAATAGAGATATTAACGGATCTGTATTTGCAGATGACTCAACACTATTAGTAGATGCTGTAAACGGAACTATAACAGCAACAGTATTAGTTGGTCAACTTCCAGCATTAAACGGAAGTAACCTAACTAACTTAACTATCCCGGCACAAACATTTGCAAGTTTAACAAGCAAGCCAACTACAATAGCAGGATATGGTATTACCGATGCAGTAGTAGACTTTGCTGACTTAGGAACAACACCAACTACATTAGCTGGTTATGGAATTACTGATGCGGCAACATCTGCACAAGGTACTTTGGCGGCAAGTGCATTACAAGCAGAAACAATTACATTAGCAACATTAAAAACAGAAGTAGCGGCAAGCGCCGACTTTGCAGACTTCCAAACTAGAATAGCGGCGTTATAAGGAAAACAAAATGGCAAATAGAATACCACTCATAGTTGATAGAGACGATAGCAACAAACTTAAAGAATTACCGTTAGGTGATAATTTAGACTTAACAGGTTCAGGTATTATTGGAGCAGGAAATATTACTGCTACAGGACTTAC